TAGAAATTAAAACTATTGTGAAGTTCTCGGTGGCATTCTCTGCATAATGCAACGCCTGATATTTCATTGTCCGTATGATAATTTATAATTGCATCAATAAATTTAGTTCTGTCTAACTTATCATCAAAATTGTTCTTTTTTCTAATAATATTTATTATTTCTGACATTATTATTTGATTGTGATGAACATCTAATTTGCCGCCAGCACCACACTTTGAACATTTGAATTCATATTTTTTTAATATTGGAAATTTTCATTCATTATATAATTTTCTACTTCCGTGACATGCCGCATTTATTGAACTATTACCGCCACATCATGCGGGAGATTCCGCACCATATTCAACTTTAAGCACGCCATCTTTCCACATTTTTTTCATACGTTCTGATTTTCTTTTTAATAAATCTTTATCAGCTAAAATTGTTTTTCTTGAATTTTCGGCATTTAATCTAACACGTTCGTCTGTAATGTCCAATCCTTTATTCCAAGGCTCTCTTACGCCGTCTTTATATTGTTGCCTTCTTGTTTCTGCGGAATGTTCAATTGCTTTTGGATTATGGCCCCAATTATTTTTTACTCTTGAAATGTGTCCTCTTTTGTAATCGCAAAACCCATGCGAATTAAAGTTAGTTTCTTCTCCACATCCGCATTTGCATGTTGGTCTTATTCCATTTAGATAAAATTCTAAATGAAAATCCTCTGATTTAATTCCATGAAGCCAACCCACATGTTTCCTAAGACTATTATAGTTATCAAATATTCGGCTACATCTTTTACACTTAAATTTTTCCATAAAAAAATCCTCCATACAATTATATATATGGAGGAATATTGTTTTTAACAATCTTTTATGATTAAGCAGTAAAAAGATTTAAGAACCGCTTAATCATATCTAATACTCCATTACTGGGTAGTCGTAGCGGAGAGAAATCGTGATTTCTTGTGCTGTTGCATCTCCCCAATCTAATTCGCCAAAGTTTGCACTTTTAATTCATGCTTTCTTTAATGTCCAAGCACTAATTTTATCGCCAACTGGTCCTAATTCAAGTATAGTTACATCCTTTTGATACATTGCTCCGTATCCGTCTCTGCCTGTTTCAGCTTCGTGATGTGCTCTAATTCAATTCATTACAATTTGAGCACCTGATGGTGATATTGGGTCATATAAAGTTAAACTAATTTCGTCATAAGAAACTTTACCCATAGAATATTTTGTTATATTAATATGAGGCAATTCAACCTCATCAATAGTTATGCTTGGTCTCGCCGCACCTTTAATTAAAAATGAAGGTATTCCATCTATTTCTAATATAAATCTATTCTTTAATCTTGGCTCAAACTTATCAAATAACATTTCGTTAACGTCTAGTATATTTTCTGCCATTTTGCATTCTCCTTTTTTTTGTTTTAATAATTATATACATTACTCTGTATATTAATAAATATTCAAAATGTAAATTTTTTGGCAATAATCTTCCAATAATACTTAACAAAAAACTCTGTTTTGGGGATTTTATATAATAGTTATGTTTGAATAGGGACGTATTAATATTTTATATGAAAAATAGGGGACAATATGAGGGAATGCAATATAGATATAAGTTTGTTAGAAAAGGTTGTATTAAATGAGGCCAACATTAAGGCATTAACAAATAAGAAATCGGACGACTACAATATATCAAAATTATTAGGGATAAAATTAACACAATCCCAAAGTATTAGATTTGGAAAAAAATTTGAGAAAATAGTTGGAGATTTAATTCTTCTTGCTAAAGATACAGAATTAGAGGAAAAAACTATTTTTGATATTTATGAACTTAATGATAAAAATAGCATCAAAACAAAGGGCAAAAAAAATGTTGATATGATTTTTAAAAAAAATAATAAACGTTATTATTTCGAATTAAAAACAAACATGAATTTAGATAGTGAAAAAAGTAAAATAACAGATGAAAAAATAAAACAAGTAACCAATTATTTTGAAAAAAAATATAATGAAAAAATAATATCAGGATGCTTAACTTGTTGGTATGGACCTGAGAAAAAGATAGTTAATAAATTAAAAACTGATATATATTATATGAAAGACTTGTTTGAAATATTAGATTTCAAAATAACAAAAGAAGAGTATTATACTACTTTTAAAAAATTAGGACAAAAAATAATAAAAATGGAGAATACACAATAATATGAGACCTATGATTAAGTGAACCGGAGGCAAACGCAGAGAATTAAAACATTTAATTCAAATGTTACCAGAAAATATAGAAAGATTCGTCGAGCCCTTTGTTGGGGGCGGAGCGTTATATTTCCATTTAGAACATAAAAATTCAATCATTAATGATTGAGATTACGATTTAATAAACTTTTATAAAAATGCCACCAACTCTAAATTCTTAAAAAGTATATCTGAATTGGAATTATTAAATGAAAATCACGATGCTATGTCAGAAAAATATTATGAACTTAGAGCGTTAGATAGAGGTGGGTTACATAACCACTCCAATATGACTAGGGCGATACGCTTCTTTTATGTCAATCAATTAGCGTTTAGCGGTATGCGAAGGTTTAATAAAAGCGGTGAGTTTAACGTTCCATTCGGACATTACAAAAGGTTATCAAATCAAATAACCAATAAGCATTTGGAATTACTCAAAACAACCGACATTAAGAACGAACATGCTGTTAATATTATTATTAATGAAGATAATGAAGGAACGTTCATATTTCTTGACCCTCCATATACTAAAGTATTCAAAACTTACTCTCCTGGAAATGAATTTACTATGGGAGAACAGCGAAAACTATGCGATAGTCTTAAAGCATTACACAAAGCAAAGTTTATGTTGGTAATTAATAAAGAACCAGAAATACTTAAAATGTATAACGGCTTTAACGTTGCAGAATATGATGTAAAGTATGGAGTAAACATTAGGAATAGGTTTAATACAGATAGCACCCATGTAGTAATAACAAATTATTAATAACAAAAAAAAGAAAGAAAAAATAAAGTTTTATCTTATTTCATAATATATATTATTAATAAAAACAAAGGAGGGTTGCAAATGAAAAAAATAAAAAAAGTAATGTCTGTTGGTGTGGGGTATATAGATGGTGGTGGAAGTCCACTATATGACAAATTGAATCCAGAATTTCCAGAATTTGAGGAGAATATTTTAGAAATAGCGTATAAAATACTAGAAAAACTTGAATTCAAATTAGGGAAAAACATTTTAAATAACAATACATGTAATAACATTATTGATTTAATGATTGGGGATAGTCATATGCCTGCCCACATAAGTATAGAGTTTGTTGAAGATAATATGAAATACAATATATCCTTTAATGGATATTGCAAAAACAATAATGAGTATCTTGTAGAAAAGATACAAGAATAAATATATTTGACTATATAATAATTCCAAATAATGTAGATTTCGATTTTACTTCAATAACCTTCGAAGACTTAATGGAGTTTTTGTCAAAAACGAAATCAAAAAAAATAAATATGATAAGTATTTAAAACTTTAAGTTTAGCCATATAATAACAAAAAGAGAGAATAGGAAACCGTTCTCTCTTTTCTATTTAACTTAAGTTAATATTGAAAGTGAAATTATACTTTATGCTTAAAATAAATAGTGAATTATTATTTAATAAAAACAATTTACACCATAATTATATTCAAAGAGAACGGGAGTGTTATTACTATGAACAAAACAAAAATAGTTAAATGTAAAAACTGTGAAAATGAATTCAAAACATATATAAATAGACCAAAACAATTTTGTAGTAAAATTTGCTATGATGATTATAGACATAAAGAAATTAAATGTAAAAGTTGTAATAAAATATTTATCGTTGGTAAAAAATCAAAAAGAATATATTGCTCCAACCAATGTGCGGCTGACGACTTAAAAGAATTAAGGGCTATGAAAATTAAAGAAACCTTTAATAAAAAATATGGTGTAAATTCACCAGCACAATTACAATCTGTAAAAGATAAAATTATAGAACATAGAAATAATGGCGCCTATGATAATATGATTGAAAAGGGAAAAGAAACGAGATTATTAAAATATGGTGATAAAAATTACAACAATCTTGATAAAAATAAAACAACAAAATTAGAAAGATATGGTGATGAAAATTATAACAATAGAAAAAAATGGTTAGATACATTAAAATCCAGATATGGAAAAGGCATACACCCAAATACTGAAGCGAAACTTATGAAATCATTGGAGGAAAACAAAATTGGATTTAAATCAGATAAATTTAAAGAATATCTTAAAGACAACAATGTATTAAACGTTTCTCAAATCTTATCAGTAAAAGAAGCAATATTAAAAAAAAGACGAATTGCTGATTTCAATAATTTGTATAAAAAGCCAAATAAATTTTTAAGAACAATACCTTTATTCAATGTTAATGATTATATTTCGCAAGATAAAAATGAATTATATAAATTTCAATGCTTAAAATGTAAAAAAATATTTGAAGACCACATACATCAAAATCATATACCTTCATGCCCAGATTGTTATAATATTAAATATGGAACTTCAATGGTTGAAGATGAAATCGCATCCTTTATTAAAGAAATTTTGCCCAATTATAAAATTTTAACAAATGTTAGAGATATTTTAGATGGTAAGGAGCTTGACATTTATATCCCAAATAAGAATATTGCAATAGAAATTAATGGATTATATTGGCATTCAGAATTATCTGGCAAAAAGAGTAAAACTTATCATTTAGAAAAAACAAATATATGCCATAATTTAGGAATTGATTTGATACACATATTCGATGTGGAATGGGCCTTAAAAAAAGAAATAGTAATGAGCAGATTAAAAGCAATTCTTGGCGTCAATATAAATATAGATAGAGTATACGCAAGAAATTGTGAAATAAAAGAAATATCACCAACAGAAAAAAATAAATTTTTAATTAATTTTCATTTACAGGGTGAAGATAAATCAAAATATAAACTTGGATTATTTCATAAAAATAAATTGGTTTCGGTTATGACTTTCGGTAGACCTAGAATTGCGTTAGGAAATAAAAAAGATAAAAGTAATTCTTATGAATTAAGTAGATTTGTTTCTGATAGTAATGTTGCAGTCGTTGGTGGGGCGTCAAAACTTTTATCATATTTTATCAAAAATTACAATCCAACAAAAATCATTTCGTATGCTGACAGACGATGGAGTAAAGGCAACTTGTATGAAAAGTTAGGGTTCAAAAAAGTATCGGATGGGACGCCCAATTATTGGTATACCGCACCAAAAAGATATGGCGCGCCATTAAAACATAGATTTAATTTTAGAAAAAATGTATTAAAGAGTAAATTAAGCGTATTTGACGAAAATCTAACTGAATGGCAAAACATGCAATTAAATGGATACGATAGGGTTTGGGATTGTGGAAGTCTAAAGTATGAAATGATATTAAAATAAAAAACCCGAGCCTCGTAAGGCTCGGGGTCCTATGGAGTTAAATCCATAAGTATTGTTTATATTTAACCTATGTAAATATTGTTATGCACCAAAAGTTGCCCCAGTGCGAGTAATATTAAAGTCAATTATAATGAATTCGGCAACCCTTGAAGGTTGAATCCATATTTCACCTCTCATAATATTTCTATCAATATCATCAGGTGTATTATTTGTATCATCCATTACAACCTTAAATGCATAGAGACCATTTTTAGATTGAATACTTTCCATGTATGGAGTAATCATATTAACCCATTTTTGTCTTTCTGAATTTGTATTGTTTTGGAAGTTTAATTGCTTACTTACGTAATTAACATATTCTTTCATTTTAATTAAAAGTCTTCTAACGTTAATTCTATCAGTTGCACTCGCAAGTGCTTGTAATGTTTTTTGACCTCAAACAACTGTACCAATATTAGGGAATGATGCAATTGGGTTAATTCTTGCTGTATATAAATCATCTCTCTCTAAATGTGTAAGTCTTGTTTTCGCTTCAATAACCGAAGTAAGTCCGCCTCTGTTAAGTCCAGCAGGAGCATACCATTCGTATCCAATCTTGTCATTAAATGCAATAACGCCTGGAATAACCACTGAAGGTGGAACTCAAACGTATCTATTTGTATTTGTATCTACAATTTTTACCCAAGGATAATATGTTGCCGCATAACTACTGTCAAGTGTTGTTGTTTGCGAAACTGCGTCTGCTACGCCCTGAGTGCTACTGCCGCAATCTATTATAAAGAATGTATCGCCTCTATCTTCGCAAATGTTTTTCGCATAATGATAAAGGGTGCTTTGGTCAACTAAGTTAACACCAGGTGCGGCCAATAAATTCATTACGATTTCATCTTTATTTGATACAGTGTCAAATGCTTTTTTATAAGACATACTTCCCGAAGATGTATGGTCGCTTGTATCAAATCCCATTAATGTTGATGGACTGCCAGATGTGGTAAGTCTATTTGATGGGTTTTTCCCGTCGAATCCGCCTTGCATTGGAATTGTAAATTGTTTGTAAGATGAATCTGAGGCTAGGGAAACTGGGTCTTCATTTGAGCCTGAAATTGTATCTTCCAAATGGAAGGGATTATTTCCCCCCACTCAATCATTTGGGATTGCTTTTAAGAATTGTTTGTTATCATCTTCATAATCTGAATGAAGATCAACGCCTTTATATATTTTTGCATTTACTGCGTCATTTTCTATTGATGACGTAATATAATGCATTGCTGGTGGGTTTGCTGAAGCTGTAAAAGGTACGTAAGGTGCGGCAAATCCGAAAGGTACAAGACCCTTTGAAACTCCGCCTCTATCAACTGCCTCTACCATTTTTACACGAATATAAGCACTTTTTGGCTCATAATCTCCAACCATTCTTAATTTTGTCTCGCCATTTGCATCTGCGGCAAATGTTCCGTATCTATTGCCAATTTTCTTAGCAACATAATTTGTTGCAAGTGGGTCAATAGAACATTCTGTGAAAGTTTCTAATACTTTCGGTGAGTTATCTGTATCGCTAAGTTTTCTAACTACTACGCCAAATGTTCCGTACTCGGAAACTCCTGCTACGGCTTGCTTAACATCAAAAATACCTATCTTAATTTCTCCATTTGTGTAATCTCCGTCTGATAATGAATGAAATTGGAATAAATTTTGTGACGTGTCGTCTACCTTTTGTGAAATGATGTATGGGGTTGTTGCTTCTGAATAACCTTGCTCGTCAAAGTTAAGGCCGTTTGTATTTACCGAAGCCGTTATGTCTGTTCCTGTTATTGTTTCAATTGCTTTATCAAATATTGATTGTACATACACCATTTTATCACCTCATGGGCTTGTGCCAAATAAGTTTACAATGTAATTGGAGTCTGCCGAACTAAGTGATGCTGTATATCCAATTTCTCCATATACTGATGCTGACAATGTAAATTCTAAAGCGCCACTGCTCGATACATCCCCAAGAGTTATTCCCAATGTGCCATCAGTAGCACTTGTTGGCGCTAAAATACAATATGAAGTGTCCACTTCACTAAACTCGATAGTGTCTGCTTGATAGCCTTCCTCTCAAAGAACCCTAACAACTTGCACACTTCCTGCATTTTTTAAATATTCTTGAACTGCATATGGTGTATAAAATTTATCATAGGTATTTCCGAATTTTTGAATGGCTTCGTTTCTACTTGTCAATACGGTTGGATAAAATGCTGGTCCTTTTAAGAAAGGCCCAATTATTACCCCCCCCGCTTCATTGAGTGCTGGTGGTAAATACGACAAATCATTTTCGTTTATAAATACACCAGGACTTACTATTCTTTCTGACATTTTTTTTCTCCTCTTTTTGTTTTTTTTATAACTTCTTTGCTAAACCAAGAAGTTCTTTATTATATTGTTTATAATTTTTAATTTTACCATTTCTAATGTCTTTTTGAAAATCTGAAATTACTGCTAAAAATTTTTCTTTATCTTCTTGTTCTAAACTTTCCGCTTTCTTTTTCATAGTCTCGCCAACATTGTTGGCCATTTTATCACGGCCTTCTTTTGTTTGAAGTAATTTAGTAATTAATTGCCCAGCTATTAACTCAAGCAACCCTTCATTTAGTGTATTCACCTTTACTTCTTTTTTAATCATTTCTCTAATTTCTGATTTCTTCATTTTCAAATGTCTCCTATTTTTGTTTTTTTTAAAAAACTTTTTATCGTGTTTTTAATAAAAATATTCTTTTATATAAATATCTCTTTCAAACACGTAACTGCATATTTTCTTTGCATATTGAGTAGTTATTCAGTATTTTTTTCGAATTCCCAAGTAGTAGGGTTTAATTGACCTTCGCCGTATTTTTTCAAAAATGTTTCTGCGATTTCTTTTTCTTTTTCTTTTAATTTTGCATATTCATCTAATAAAACTTTTTTCTGTGTGTTCATATCAACTATTCGTAACTCTAATTGCCCAAGAGTTAATGCAACTTGTTGAAAATCTGTCCTAAGTTTTTGAATTAATTTGATGTCCTCTTCTTTAATTTTTTCGTTTGTCATTGTAAGCTCCTTTTTATTTTGTTATTATTCTTATTTCCTAAAAATTTTTTGTTTTTTGACTTGTGATTCCATATATAATTTATGATATATGGAATAAATTATTCTAATTTTTACAATTATAGTAAAAAAAAATATTAAAACTTTACTCATCATATAATGAATCAACCTCAATTTCTTCTATCGCTTTTTTGCCATCATCTATACTTACAATGCCAGCTTTAGCATCAACTTCAAACAATCTTATATCATACTTTTTATAAATAAAACCTAATGCTTTGGTTAATGTGTCACCAACAATTATTTCAGGAAAAACGTGCTCTGAAACACCAACATCCGAAGTCTCTGCTCACCTATCGCCAGGTGGAATTCTTTTTAATACTTGTTTTTTCATTTTATCACCTTATTTCAAATATTCCATAACAGCGTCAATTGATTTTAGAAATGCTTTGTTTTGAAGTGGCATTATATCTTTTGTCTTGGCAGTTGAATTATGCTTAAATCTTATATCATTTTCTGCTTGTTCAATTTTTGATTCTTCAATAAGTTTATGAATTTGTTCTTTTGTAATTTTCATTTTATCACCTTATATAAAATATTCCATAACTTAATAATATATATGTTGGTATAGAACGAAAGTATATATTATTTTAATATTTATAATTTATTTTTTAACAATCAATATTTCGTGTGATTGTTTTGGATTGTTGTTTGTTTTATTTTTACCAATTCTTGTTTCTCCTTGCCCGTATGAATACATCCATTCTGGGTAATAAATATCAAAATCTTCATACCATTCATTAATGTTTTCGCAATTATTATAGCTTAATATAAATCCTCCATTATGGTTGTATAGCAAATCTCTTAACTTTTTATGATTAAAGTTATTATGATGTATTGCATAATTGGGATTGGGATACATACCCTTAAACATTTTGTTATCTTTACTCTCTCCAAGTAAATACGGAGGGTCTAAATATAAGAAATCATTATTATGTTTCTTTAATACTTTTTCAAAATCTGATTGATATACTGATAGATTTCTACACTTAAAGTTTTTAACTCTATTTATCATTGCCTTATATTTTTTTTCATTATCTTTATATATAGACGACAGCCAACCCATATACATTGGGCCATAAGATAGATTGTGATTAAAGTAATAATATGCCGCTCCCTGTATGTCTGTCAATTCTATTGGATTGTCATTGTAATAGGTTGTTTTTAATTCTAAAAACAAATTTTGTGATTTACCCCATTTCTTTAGTTTGTCTTTGATTTTATCATACACATCTTTTGTTGGTTTTAATTTATTCAATTCGTTATATAACTCAACTGGATTGCTTAATTGTATTTGCCAGAAATTAACTAATATATCAAACACGTCATAGCCTATAACTTTCTTATTTAATTCATTTGCCAAATATACTTCTAATGAACCGCCACCAACAAAGGGAGATACAATCGTATCAATATTATTGGGGATATGTTTGATTATATGTTTGATTGCTTTTGACTTACCGCCTGCATATCTAATTGTTGTTTTTATTTTAGCCATTTACTTCCCTATATTTTTGTTTTCTTTATTCTATATTCGGCATACAAAATCTCATATCTTGTAGGAAATGTTTTGTGATTTTCTTGGAAGTTCCATATTGGATATCTACCGATTTTATTTTTATACTCTCTTTTGCAATCATCTTCACATACCATTGGGTCAATAGGAACCAATTTGTTTATAATAGTAGATAATGATGGAATATTTGCATATGTTTCAGGAACTTGTATTAGATAAATTCCCACTTTGTTTCCTTTTTCTAATTCGTCTTTAATTAATAATTGCATAATAAATCTATTTGGGCCTGGAGCGCCGCTCATTGAATTTTCATAAAAGTTCATTGTTGCTTTAATACCACCTTTACTTGCTGACTTACCTATTTTGGCTATTTTGCCATTAATGGTAAATAAATAAACCCTACCGTTATTATTTGTTAGTATTTCTTTTTCGATTTTGTCGTTTAACTTACATTTTATAAAATTTTTAGTTTCATCGTCTCGCAAAACAAACTCACCGACCATTTGTGCCGTTTTAGCATTTTTAATATGAAATTCAGACATAAAGCCCCCTTTATTTAACTTACTATACTACTATAATACGTTATTGGGGTTTGTCAAATTATTTCTAAATTATTTTTTAATAGCATTTCTTCTCATCATGCTATTTGAAATTTTTTGCTTTGTTTTGGCTGTATGTCTTGGTCTGCCAAATTCTCAATTGGTATTTTTACTAAGATATTCATCTACAAGTTTTTTTGTAATTTTTTTTGTTTCGCCTGTTTTTGGGTCTCAAACTCATTTCGTTCCATATTGAGAATTTTTGTTCCCAACATGAGCCCCCCTTGCAGAATTTTTCATTTTTTGTTTAGTCTTTTCCGAATGCGACGTAAAACCACCGTATCCACCTATATTAATATTATATGTATTTCCTTTTTTAATAAAATTTATATTAACTAGTTCAAATTCTTTGTCATAGGCTTCTTTTTCAGTTATAAATTCATATAATATTTCTCTTTTGAAATTGCCATTGCCATATTTTTTTATAGCTTTGTTAATTAATTTGCCAGAACCCATATATAAATCTGTATTAATATTTTTTGAACCTCTTACCCCAATATAAATTTTGTTATTAATTGTGTTTGTTGTTTTATAAACATAAAAGACAACATCATTTGCATTTATCTGATTTTTTCAAGGAATTAATATTGATGCATTAAAATTATAACAATCAATATTATAGTCTATTCTTTTTTTGTTGTTATGTATTATACTTGATAAGGTTGCACCATTTATAATTCTGCCAACATATCATTTGCCCTCTTTTGATCATTTCTCTATATCTTCTCGTTGAATTAATTTATTTTTTTTACCATTTGTAATTCATTTTGTTCCAGTAGTGCCACGCCTTCCGCTAGTTTTTTTGTCTAAGTCTTCATTAAAGTTATTCATTTTATACATTTAACCCCTTCTCTAATAAGTATTGAAGAAATTATTTTTTTTGATTTTAATTTAATTTGTTAAATGATTGGTATGTTTGCGTTTACAAAATGGCAGGGAGTGTGGGACTCGAACCCACTTTGACTCCTTGGACGGATACGGGTTTGCTTACCACTATAGTTTTCACTACCAATTCTAAAAATTGTTTGTGGTCTGGACTTTCTCTTCATCATATTATAAAAAAATAATTTAGATGTTCTCCCGTTAAGTCTCTACACTTTCCTTATATTAAGGCTTAGCTCGGGATTGCCATTTCAAAGGTTTCCCCGAATTTGAGAGAATTCAATATACACATTTCTATGTATACGCTCCAATTTGTTATATAGCTAAAGCCCGCCGTAATCACCTACTATACCAACTCCCTACATTATAAAATTTTTAATTCATTCTAATTGCTTTTTCTTTATGATTTCTATTTCATTCTACGTCTATATATATATGCAAAAATCTAAAAGCATCAATAATAATTACATTACATGAAAGTTTTATAATCTTTAATAAATTTATTCATTACAGACAAATGCCATTTAACTTCATCAAGCTTTTTAACTGATTCGTTATGATGTTCCATAATCCACATTACATGTGTTGCTTTGTTAAATATCTTACCCTCGAATTTCTCAGCAGGATAGTAACCATTTTCTTTAGATATTTTGTCAATTTCGTCTTGTGATATACTCAACTCTTTCATTGTATTGTTAAATAAATTTTCCATAAAATTAAATGTTTCGTTAATATTTTCAATATGTTCGTCATTTAATTTTTCATCAATCATTTCTTCAATTAATTCTTCAATATCAATCATTTCTTCATCTTTCATTTACTCTCCAATCCTTTTTGTTTCACTTGTTTATAAGTAGTTGGATTTTACTTCAAAGCTAATTTTTTTTACTTAACAATAAAATATGTATCTAGATTAACTTCTGATAATACATTCCCTGGATTAAATTGAATACGCCCTGTATCATACGAAATACCAAGTGCATTTATTCATTGCCCTTCTTCGGCTGGTTTTGTTTGCGAAATACTGCCAGCAGAAGCACTTAAATAAAGTGCGCCGCCAATAGTAAAATTTCAATCATCATTTCTAACATATCCAGATCTAAGTATCGTTGGCGTATTGCCTAATAATGCACCAACAACAACCATTCCAAATACAAATGATGTTGCCGAACTACTGACATTTGCCTTAGCAAGTTCGCCGCTTGCACTAACAAATACAACATCGCCAAAATTTACAGCTATAGCGGTTGGCAAATTGCTCGTTACTAACCCAGAATAGGTGTAATTTCCAGACATTAATTGAGAATTTTCATTATAAATTTCTGTATCGCCGGCATTTTCTGCATAAGATGCCGTAACTGCATAACTTGCCGTTCCTGCTAAGTCTCCAGAAAAGGCACTAGCCGTTACAGAACCACTTAACGTTAAATTACCTAATCAATCTAAAGTTAAAGCATTTGCTCTTAAAACATTACTAGTTCCATTACCAATTATATATGCATAATCTGTATTTACAAAAGAACTTGGATTTCCTTGAGATATATTATATCTACCAGCTACATGTTGGCCATATCCTGAAGCACTTGTGTAATATCCTTCAGCATGAGAATAAGCGCCATTAGTAGTTGTATAAACACCTTCAGCATGAGAATATAGGCCATTAGCATTTGCATAATATCCTTCAGCATGAGAATAATCGCCATTAGCAGTTGTATCACGACCTTCAGCATGAGAAGAATAGCCTGAAGCACTTGTATAATATCCTTCAGCATGAGAAGAATAGCCATTAGCAGTTGTATAATACCCTTCAGCATGAGAATAAACGCCATCAGCAGTTGTAGATTTACCTTCAGCATGAGAATAATTGCCATTAGCAGTTGTATCAGCACCTTC